GGTTTTTCTCTGAAGGAATTACGTCGAAATGATGCGGAAGAAGGACGCGCGCCTTTAGCTCCTGGTCGCATGGATAAACCTGGATAGTGCATTGACCCTCATACTTGAGAGCTTCGTTGGCAACCCTCATGCATGTATCAATCTCCATGGCCGAATAAACCTTTGTCAGCTCATCGATTGCCTTGTTTTCGATGGTGAATCTTCTGGTTGGTTTACGAGTATAAATGTCTGCCTCTGCCTTGGAGACCCTTCTCTGAAGATTTACGTTTGAGAAGATGTGCATTTCGTTGACCGTCTTCGGGTCGAGCTTGCTGCACAAATATTCTTTAACATACTGGTAGAAATTATCATCCTGCATGTTCTGTTTCTTGTAGCTGACAATCTTTCGCTGGATGTTCTCGTCTGAATTAATTTCTGCAATGATTGTCTTTCGGTATTCTTTGAACAGTAAGTTTTCTTCCATTTATCGTCGTCCTGTTTTAGGTGTGAGATCAATTTTGTGAATCGGTAATAGTTTATAAGAGCCGTATCCAAGCGCGTCAGAGATATGGGTCAGCATCGGATCAGTTTTTTGATCCAGCTCATTATTCCTCCATGCCACTCGCTCAAGGTCATTTATCAGTTTCTTACAATTAGGATGGATCTCAATGAGTCCTGCCTTTAGGTTGTAGTTTACGTTATTCACCCGATCTTTAACAAATGGATTGTGAACCGATTCGATGACGAATCCTGCGTCCTTGATGAGGTCAAAGTCTGACTTTCCAGAAGTTTTCCTATTCCGCCCAGTGCTGTCGGGAATAACCCTGGACCCTCGATAGGTCTTCTCCCATGCGCTAATTGCTCTTGGCGTATCCGAATTGAGCAGGAAGAACTCTTCAATGACCTGAATCTTTCCGTCTATGAACTGGCATGCGAGAGAGCAATGAGGGTTAACGTTAAAGTCGCATAGAATGAATTTCGTTCCTGGCAGAATAGGGAATGACTTAACGTGAATGTCGCGCTTGAACTCATAGTAGACGTTTCCGTCTGATTCATCCCTAAAGTTTCCCTCTAGGAAGCGCTCGCGATCTTTCTCCGGCATCCTTTCCAGAAGCTTTATATACCCTTCATCGATGTTCTCAATATTGTCCCTGGGATTCATCTTGAGCCATGCATAGTCCCCAGGGTCGCTCAGCGGTTCATTATCAATCGGGTCCAGCTTCTTGATGAACTGCAAGTAGCTCCATGATGTTTTGGCATCTGGGTTCATATCGTATATGGCCAGTTTCTTTAGTGGATTTTTCTCGGCCAGACGGGTTAGAGCGATCTGGACTGACGAATGCTCCAGGAGAGTTACCTCGTTGAAGAATAGCGTCGAGTATTCTTTACCCAGGATCTTCTCAACCTGTTTGCCATTATCCAGACCACCGATCCAAACCTCTGAACCATTCGGAAGCGTGATGTAATAGTCTGACCTGTTCCATTTGACCGGCAGGTCTGGGAAACAAATCGAAAGTACCTTTGGAAGAGTATCTTTCCATACTGATGTTTTAACGGAGTTGAATGTTGCCCTGAGGACGACGTGCCTGGATTTGGCCTTAGCTGCTCTGATAATGATGTTGCGAATAGCGATGAAAGTCTTTCCCGACCTAGTCAGGACCCGCCCAATAACATAACGTGGTGAGCGTTTGAAGTCATCAAAGCGGTGGCCTCCTTTTGTTTTGGAGTTTTTACAAATCCCACTGATTCACTCAAAGGTCTCTGTCCTGCTCATCGATTGTGATCTGAATCTTAGAAAGCTCGTGGGCAATTTCTGCTTTGTCGGTTTGACCTAGTTCGTTCTTGCCGAGCCAAATTAATAGAGGGACGTTCCCTTTTAGGGCCATCTCAAATTGCTTCTGCCTCAGCTTCATTCGCATCTTGCTTTTCTTCTGGTCCCTGTATTCCTTAAATGTGACTGCGTATTGGTCTTTTATTTTTCGCTCAATGGTATCTTCTGAAACATCAAGCATCTCAGCGCAGTCAACTAGGCTCGCGCCATACTGCAAGATTCCATTCAGGACTTCCCAGTTGATTTCTTTTTGCGGACGTCCGAGCTTATTTGTCATAATTCTCCGCAATAATTGTATGAGAGGTGGTGCTTTCTAGTATGATATTTGAGGATTGATGGAGCGCGCCGGTCGGAGTTGCACCGCCTTCTTCTGTCGGGAAGACAGACGCATTATTATCATGCTCGACGCGCTTAGATCCTTTATACATTCGCACCTGGTCAGGTATTTTGTCAAACTCGACGAACTTGAATCTTTTCTCTAGTCCCTTGTCGAAGAAGAAAAGATATTTCATTTGGTAGCCTTCGATTGGTTTTAATTTCAATATCGATGATTGAACTTTTCCTCCGACTCCAATCTTATTATCCAGCGACTTCTTCGCAACAATATTCTTTTTGGTATGTTTCTTGGTGCCATGGTTGAATGAAATTTCACCATTTCCAGCATCCAGGAGCGAATTGTTCTTCTTGAATGAATGAAGCTTGAATCCAGACGCTCTGTAGATAGTTCCGTCTCCGCATTGGCAAGCATCTGCGAATGAAACAATGACCTTCAAATGTGGGTATTGCTTTTTAAGCATCCTGAGGCATATCCCAAGCGCTCTTGATTCGCTATTCTTTGGGCACGCATCTGACAGGGCCATACGGTTGAGCTCAAGGCTGTCGTTGAATCCAATCCCCGGGTTCGTTGCCATCCTTCGCTTGTCGATTGATGGACCGAACTGAAGAGCTCCCTCTAGGTTTCCATTTAGAAAAACTCCGAAATGGATCTGAGAGTTCTGTGTGCATTTACCAGAGTAGTGGAATCTTTTAACCACCTGTCTAGACGATGCTGCATCAATTAGCTTTATCTGAATATCTTTAGCCGTAAACATAGCGTTTCACCAGTGCTGCCAAGGCATTCCCATTTGCATTTGTATTGATCTCATCTGTGCACTCTTCTTCCTGCTTCGCCTTCTTTAGCGCCTCATCAAGAATATCCTTCTGCTCATTTGAAAGAATGAATGTTACCTGTTGGCAATCTGGCTCAGCGGACGATAAGTCTGGGAACTCTCCGTCCATTGGATCGATGACAAAATCTTTTATCCCCAGCATGTCGACATTAAAGTCTGGCCCCATGTCTAGCATTTCGGTGCTAATTGCGCTCAGGTCTAGCGATGCCCAGCTGTCCTTCGCAATTGCGTTATGGCTCACAACGAAGGCGTAGAATTGTGCCTCGTTGGTGAACTCCTGATAAGTAACTGGGACGATATTCATACCCATCTTCTTCGCAGCTTCCCACCGGCCATGTCCTGCAGCGATAATATTAGTTCCCTTCTGGACAATGAGTGGATCCCTGAAGCCCTGGTATTCAATAAGCTGTATAAGCCGATCGATCTGCTCTGGGGTATGCTGGTTACAGTTTTTTGCATACGGGATTAACGTATTTACATCAACCATCTCAACAGACGTGGCCATAATTTTCATTTTAGACTCCTCTCTCATAAGCAAACTCTCCATACTCTCGGGCTGCTGTAAGCCTATATGCCTCTGCAGCCTCAACTTCAGTGTTAAATATTCCTATATGTCTGCCCCTTATCTGGGCAACGAATTTATTTCTTGATTTAAAAATGCCTTTGTACTTTCTCTTCTGTTATCGTAAGTGTCTCTATTGGCATGATCTACTATCAACCCTTTCATGGGTTTTAATAAAAATTGTCCTAGAGTTACTGTAGATCCCTTAGTGGTAGCAACTATTTGCCAATAATTCCTAGATAACTGCGCTCTCCATTTCATTCGAGATACTTCTCCAATATCTTGTCGATCTATAACTACCCATCTGTCCTGCTTGAACTTATCTCTAACAATTAAAAACCAATTTTCCCCATCGGAGAAAATGTCATTTTTAGAATATTGGTTTAATGGAGCGGATATACCGGACTGGACTAACAAGAAATACCTCTATCACCGAAAGAGTTTTGCCCACCACTGGTGGAACTGCCCTAAATTGTATTGGTGCGCGGTATTTAAGTCAATGCAGAACTATAGATCTGAACTGCGATCCA